TTAATCATTTTCCTGCTGTTTTGCATAATCTCTCATAAATTGAGGGGCGGAACAATTTTCACAAACAGTTGAATCCATAAAATGATAAACACATTCATCACAGTAACCATAACAGCCGCACTCAAAAAAACCGCATTTCTTATTATCACACTTACCGAAATCAGTATTTTCCTTGCACCAAAAATTAAACTCTTTCATTTTCAACATTCCTTTCAAAATTCTCAATAATCATTTCAAGATCATAGCTCACATAAAGCAGAAACACCCCTGAATAAGCCGTAAGTGCTACACTCATAAGTTATCACCCTTATAAGGTGAAAGCTTATAGCCTATCGTTTTCGACATCTGAGCTTTATTCTCAGCCGATACATGAGTATATGTATCAGCCGTAAGCTTGTATGTACTGTGACCGAGCCACTCCGAAACCTCTTTCATACTGAAACCGCTGTTAAGCATAAGCGTTGCATTGCTGTGTCTAAGGTCATGTATGCGAATTTTAGGCAAATCGTTCTTGCGGAGCAAGTCTTGAAAGGCGTGCAGTACATAATCATAGTGAAGCGGTACACCCTCAGCGTTCACGCACACATAATTCCTTGCCTTGCACAGTGGAGCTTGTCTGCTATAAAGCTTATGCAAGTAGTCAAGTTGTTCATCACTAAGAGGAAACTCACGGCGTGATTTTACTGTTTTCATTCTCTTGTTTTGACTTTCGACCCAGTGTCCGGACTTATAGTCTTTTATCCTAGTTCTTGTTTCACGGATATAAAGACAACGCCCGATAAAGTCAACATTCTCCCACCGCAAACCGAGTATCTCAGACTTGCGAAGTCCAAACCACACAGCGAGATACACAAAGCTTTCTATCTGAGTACCATAAGCTACACGAAGGAGCTTCAAGAGCTGTTCTTCTGTATAATATGACATTTCATTTTCCACCTTTCGAGGAAGTGAAAAAGCCGTGTAAGGATTTTTGCTTATAAAATCGTTCTTATATGCGTAATTCAGACACGCACGCATGACTTCATGATGTTTACGGAGCGTATTCACAGAAAGCCTTGTATCATGCAGTATGTGCCTTTGATAGCCCTCTATGTGCATAGGCTTGACATCAACAAGTCTAAGTCCTTTGCTCTTGAAATAAGGGTAAAGGTATTTTGTTATGATACCTACATAGCCATCATAAGTTGACGGAGATTTTCTGTAACACGTTTCATTATTCCATACTATGATATAGTCACAGAACAAAATTTTATCCGTGTCAATGTTTTCAATGCTCATTATCATTTTGCCAAGGTCCTTTCCTGATGATAGTTATTATAGATTTTTACCTTTGTCACGTTATCAAGCTGATGAAAGACGGCTCTTGAAAGTCTGTGCTTGCGGAGATATTCAAGGAAACTTTTTGATTCAGTTGCAGGCGAAGTATTACGTAAAGCCCTAACAATATCAGAATTGCAATCGTTATTATAAAAGCTTTCAAGTATTTGTTGCTGAACGTTTTCAGACAATGACAAATAATGATTATAACTAATCCTACAAGTATCAGATAGAAAACGTTGAAAAGCAATAAGCATTTCATCATTCATTTAGTTCACTCCTTTCAAAATAATCATCATATTCCTTGCGGTATTCGTCAGAGTAAATATAATCAAGGAAATCTGCAATATTATCAAACCTAGCTGAAACTTCTTCAAAGTTCGGAATAATATTTACATTTGTATTGTATTTATACTGATTAGAGGTATAAGGTTTTGTGATAGCCGACTTTGAAACGCTATCAAAATCGGTATTACTGTATATAATCTGAGGATCACGATTACAATTCCGACTACTCCAATAATACTTGCCGAATATCTTATTATTGCCCTTTGTTATATATTTTGTGATATAGAACGCAAGAGCCGCCGAATTATTTTCCACAGGAATAGCCGTGGAAAAGCCGTATTTCCATTCAGGGATATTATACACAACGTTTCTAACGTGCAAGTTCTTTTCCTCTATGGTCTTTAATGTCACAGGTTTGTTATATCCAGTTACAAGCCTTGTGCCTGAATCGACCATATCAAAGCAATCATTGATAAGAGCGTGGCAATGTATACCGCCGTTCTTATGCCTTTCAGGAATGAGCAAGTATTTCATATCTTTCCGCTTGACCTGATTTTCAAGCCACCGCCTAAGTTTTTTCTTAACAAAATCAGCATTAGAAAAATCGTATTCACTACCATTGAAAGTAATAGTGAGAAAATACGCCCACTCATTTGAAAAGGCTATATCAAAGACCTTGTCTTTTGCACGCTTTAATATATCCGTCCGTTCCCCTCTTTCCTCTTTTGAAACCTTTGCAGGTTTTTTGATTATATCAAACATATCTGTTTGAGTATCTTCTTCCTGCTGAGATTTCTCAAATTTCTCCCATTTTCGTTTAAGCTGTAATATTTCTTGATTTTGCTGATATTCTTCAAGGTTTTTGTCAACGAATATGTAATTGTTGCAATAAGTTGTTGTCGAAGAGCCGTCAGCGTAGATTTTTGTTTTAGTATTTTTTAAAACGACCTCAGGGGGTAAATCATAAAAATTTGCCATTTTCCCACCGCCATTTTAGTTTTTGACGGAAATTTGCGGTTATTATCAAGTATATAACCGCAAATTTCTAAGCTTGCAAGCTGTTCGCCACGGCGCACGCAGGAGCGTGCGCACGTGGCTAAATCAATCTTGCATAGCTTTTAAAATTCTGCTTGCTATTTTCTCTTGCTCACTTGTGCGCCCGATTTTCAGCCCCTTAACGATTTCTTCCGTGTCATAAAGCGACCTTAATTCATCAGTGGCGCAAAATGTTTCTTTCCATTCTTTCGGACGTTTTCTCGTTCCTGCACTGCCCTGCTCTCCATTAATGAGATAATTTTCTTTTGTATAGCATTTATTGACGATAAGGCGTGAATTGAAATACGCCTTACAATCTATGATATAATTGACCTGCTCACGAATTATTTTTGTACACCTTTTCCACTCCTGAGCCGACCCCCATATACACTTGTGTAAATGCCGTTGCAGTGAGATATATTCGAGAAGCTCGTCCGGAGCATCTTTCCATGATTGAGAATTAAGAGTCAGGTGCATTTCATCAAACAGAAACAGCACGCCTTGATTAACGCCGTTTTCGTCAATATTCTCAACGTTCAAGATATCTTCCCAACAATCAAAAAATCTGTCAGCCACTTCCGTATGAAAATTAGCACAGATAAGCACTTTCGGAAATCTACTCTTGACCTCTTGCGCACGTTTCACCATGCTTATAGTTTTACCTCGACCGCCTAAGCCGTTATAGAGATATAGCCCATACATATTGAACGGAACTTCTTCACCTTTAAGCCGTTTTCTAATAGTCTTGAAAGTGTCCTTTACCGACAAAGGAAAAGCATGAAGCACAGGAGTTCCAAACAGCATAAGAAGCACGATAACGCCCACCACAACGCTTCCCAAGGCGAGAGGTATAAGCATAGCTTTCCAATTGATGTTAGCAAATGCCGACCACATTATAAAAGCCCCCTTACAAAGTTCACAAGTGCAGATACAAGCAGAAGTCCGAGAACATAGAAAATGCTCTCAAACATCAATTCAAGATTTAAGAATTGGTCAAGCTGATACAGAAAAGAAATCATATCCCTAAGAGCTGAATAAGCTTCATCACTTATTGAGAATGACTTAAAGAACGGCAGACTAAAGAACAGCACTACTATTTTCGCAGTTATCATTATTCTCCCTCACTTTCACTTGATTCATGAAGCTGTATTCCGAAGCAACGGAACAAAGCCTTAATTGTCGCATAGATACAGATAGCGTACATTGCTATAGTTGAAGCATTGAACAGCGCACTCTTAAGCTCGTTCGGAGCGGAGTTCATATTAAAATCAAAGTTCTTTCCGAAAAGTGTAAACGTAACTGAATTTGATGATGATTGCTTACCCTGCTGAAAAGCTTTTCTTAACTTTGCATAAGCAGGAAACTTGCTTTCTATAGCAACATTCAAATCTTTTGAGTTAGGTACAAAAAGATAGGTCACGAGCTTCTTTAAGTCGACCACGAGATTATACAGTGCAATGCCGATATTTTTAACAATAGTCCACAAACACTTGCCGAGCCACTCAAAAATGCCTAAGAAATTGAAGAATATAAATTTCAGAGCCGCCCACAGCCAACGGAAGAAGCCAGTGAAAGCGTTCCACAGAAATTCAACAACCGCCTTTAAAAAGTCCGATATGCCGTCCAAGTCTTGAAACATATCAAAGTTAACGTAATCTCTTATATCAGGAAAATCAGTATCTATATAATCAGACAAAGACGGAAAGTTTTCATAATCTTTCTTTTCATCAAACGGCTCTTTCTTGTGACTATCTACAGTATCAAGAAGGCTGTACTCATAACTTGCGGCGCAAAATCTATCCTTATATAACGCTTCATCGCCCTTGCCCTTAGCAGCTATAAGGAAGAAATAAAGCTTGCCAGTATCTTCAATATCCTTATTGCTGTTATACCGCATAATGCCGTCACGCATAACATTCAGAGGGATTGAGCCATGCAAAGGGTTTTCTTTTGTGAAATCTCCCGAAGTGTCCATAGGGAGATAGTACCAGCCGTCAGAGTTAGGATAATCCCATTCTGATTGATTAGACACGGCAATGTTTACGTTGTATACATCATTATCATTTTTCGGTTCAAAATTAAACAAAAAGTTTTTGCTATCATCATCATAAGTAATAGAAGCTTTATATGGTTTATTGCTTGAATACTCTAATTTCTCGCCGTCATTTGTAATAGTAATATTAGTGTCAATAATGTGCCAAGCACTAGCAGAACTATTTTCATTTAGATAAATTTCTTGTGTAGAATCAAAGAATGTAGGAGATTGTGACGATGAAGTACTAATAGTATACCTATCGTCATTCCAAGAAGTATAGTCCCATTTATCATAATAACAATATATTTCAGGAGAAAACCGAGATATATTAAATTTGCCATTAGTTGCACTAATAGTATCTGTAGGAAACGAAATAAGAGTAATAATAATACCATACTCGTTTGGTGCATACCAATACGCTATATAATTTTTATCATCTAATGTACCACCTTGTGCTTTTACTCTATCCACCATAGTAGATACAACTTTAAGAATAGCAACATTTTGAGTTAATCCACCCTCACTTACATCATCAAGAGCAAACACAGGCACCACGCAAGCCGAACACATCACGATAAGGGCAAGCACTAATGACAGCGTTGCTTTAAGTTTTCTATTTATCATAATTCCCCCTTAAAAATTGGCATAATAAAAGGGCAGTTCACTGAATGAACTGCCCTCGTTGCTGTCAGGCTTACGCCTTTACGTACTTTTTGAACATACGGATAGCAATACCGATTACAGTTGTCAGAGTTATCACAGGAATAAGAGCGACAATAGAATCGGAAACGCCCTGAATAGCAGAATTAGCGAACTGTGTCATAAGTTCACCGACATTTATGAGAGTATTGCCACTTTCTGCAGTTGTAGAAACAGGATTCATTAACACATTCTCCTTTCTTAATTAATTAAGCTATATATCCACTTGCCAAACTTGATGACAAGATAAATACCGATAGATATTGTTATCAAAAAGCATATAGTGCCTAAATATGAAATTGTAATATTTTGATTATTGATTATAGTGTGCTGATTTTCGATAACAGCCGACATATTATATTCGTCAACCTGATCAGAGGTAGTAACAGACGATAAATCAATCTGTGAAGAAGTGACATCATTCAACGCCCACAACCTCAATTCCCTGAGCCTGTCGCTCCAGTTCTTTAACACGGAACTGCAGTTTAGAAATTTCTTTATTTTTCTTATCAATTGCCTTAAAGCAACGAGTAAGGCAATAAAACAGGGCAAGTGCCACCACCAAGCAAAAATAAAGTGCGTATACTGTCATGTTCAAGCCCCCTTAGATAATGACCGCTTCAAGCTTCTTCTTATCGTTGTAGAAATACTGGATTTCCGTTCCGACAAGTTCTCCGATATCTTTCATAGACACATCTTTACCGAACACGTTTCCTCTTTCGCTCCAAGCACACTTGCAGTCATTGGCGATAGTGTAACCGACACCCTGAACGAAATTTGAATCATCTGCCAACTTGTTTTCTATAGGCTTTTGCACCTGTAGCACCAAGTTGTCATAGTCGATTGATTTTCCGTTATCGTCCGTAAATGTGCCTTTCTTGTGGATTGCTCCTATAAGTATTCCTCTCATGTTTTTTTCCTTTCTGCGGTTGAGGTTATCCGCTGACCTTTACTTGATTTAATACCCCATATGGGGTACAAATATAATATACCCCATATGGGGTGAAATGTCAACCCCATATGGAGAACTTTGTTATAATTGTACAAAAAGGAGGAATTAAATGTATACAAGATTACGAGATTTGCGTGAAGATAATGACATATCACAAGCAGAGTGTGCCAAAATCGGATACATTTCAAAGAACAGTTACATAAGATATGAAAACGGGGAAAGAAACCCACCACTAGACGTCATAGTGACATACGCTAAATTTTACAACGTGAGCATAGACTACATAGCAGGATTGACCAATGACAAAGGCGGATTGCACAACAATGTGCAGAGCAAGTACAACATAACACAGAATAACAGCCCTAAGGCTGTTATCAAAATCAAGGAGGAAAAGTAA